TTCCTATTTTCATATTCATCCAAACCAAAAACAGTTATATTAGATGCATATGCATTTAAATAGGAATGGCCTTTTATATCAATTATATTGTCACTATTGAAGTTACCTGTTTTAACATCATTTAAAAAATCTAACCACTTATATATCACCCAATAGTTTTTATACTCATTATCGACTTTAAAATTAAAATCAAAACTACCTGGAGCTTGTCTTACATGAGAGCTAACCTTTACGCTTTGAGCTCCATATGGTAATGTAACCTCAGGAATATCAAACGAAGGTGTTAGAGTACCGAATATACTCATTTCTAAACTATTAGCATTTACTCTATTATTGTTACGAGATATATTATCGTTAATTTCTTTCAATCCTTCAGGTAGATTGAGAACAAGAATAAACTTATCGTTTCTATTTTTATTAAGTGGTGATTGATTCATTATAATACTTCCCAGCCTTGTGCGACGAGATCATCTATCTCAGATGGGTCCTCACTAATATTTATATCTTGGAATACTACATTAGGTGGTTGCCATGTATCTGCTGCATTTTCGGTTTTATAATCATTTAAAAAACCTTTAAAGTTTTGATGAACAAATTCGGATAAAATTATATTTTTCGGTTTTCCATTATCATCTAATTCTACAACATCATAGTACCTCTGTACTAAAGCGCTATCAAGGATCATTAAAGCCCATATTAGAGACATAACTCTATCATCATCATAGCCAGGCTTTGCACACCACGTTCCGTTGGGTTTGCGTTGGAATGCTTTTAGTTCTTGTATTGTCTCTTTACTTCTAAACAGAATACATTTTAACTCATGGACCCAATATCTCATATTCATAACACCCTTATATTTGGTATTAGTATGAGCATATACTCCCATTCTATCAAATTTAAATTTACCTGTTCTAGGACTATAACTTACAATATTAGGGTACCTGTAATTTTGATATAATAAATCTACAACTTGAGCTCCGCTATTATTCCGTTCTATTAAAACAGGAGGTGAACCCCAATGCTCACAAATGTCATGTACCTTAGTCGCGAATTCATATGGGTTAATTGTATTACTACAATACTCTGCAACTTGTTTAATATTTGTAAGATCTGTAATATCTAAAATTTGTATAACAGAACTATTTTTACCTACTCCTTCAGCAACATCAACTCCAATAGTATAAATAGAATTTACATCTGGTGCTTCCCATACTCTATATGCTCCATCTTCAAATATATGTTTAGGATCTTGTATTTCACTCTCGAGCTTCAAGAAATACTCTTCATCAATAAATGTATCTCCTGATTCAATAAACTCACAATCAAATTCCTGTCTGAAAGCTTCTTCACTTCCTATAGATTGTATAGTTTCTTTTTTCCATTTTTCATCTCTACCTGGTATTTCATACCACATCATTTTTTCTGCGTACCAATTACTCTTATTATTTAAACCATCCATGTATAGCTTATAAAATAAATTATCAGTACCATTAGGAGTAGAGGCTATAAAGATTTTAGATTTTCTAGAAGAAGAAATAATAGGATAAACAGATTTCCAAAAGGCATCTACTAAGTTATTAGGAATAAATGCCAACTCATCAAGAATAAGAACATTACAAGAATCACCACGACCAGCATCAGAACTCGTTGTACTAATACCTATACTACTACCATTAGCTAATTTCATAGAAGTCTTTCCATATTCTACAACACCAGGCTTTAGATAATTAGGTAACATCTCATAAGCAGTTCTAATACGAGAGAAAATATTGATTGCTGTTTGTTCTTTATTCGCTACAACAAGTATACGTTGGTCTTCTTGAAAGCATGCTATCCATAGCGAATATATTGTCATCATCGTTGTCTTACCAGTCTGTCGTGATGCTAGACAAGCAACAAATCTATTGTCGCGCAATGATCTTAATACTCTCTTTTGACTCGCATAGAGGGGTATCTTCATTTTGCCTTTATCGAGATTTACAATGAAGAAAAAGTTTTCAGCGAAGTATAGGATATTCTGTCGAGTCTTTTTCAGCTCTCTTACCATTTTAGGAGTCCACTCGAACTCCATATTTGCAGCTGGTAAACTCTTATTACCTAGATAATATTTATCTTCTTGTTTTTTAGGCATGTATCTATTTTAAATAATTAATAGATTTCTTAATATTATCTAGCTCTTTCTTTGCTTCTTTATACTGCTTGAAGAGATCATCCTTTACTGGAAACTTCATTATAGAGTTACAAGTAGGGCAAGCTGCTATAGGATTTTCAATTATAAAATCTATAGTTATATTGAGAGGAGAACCGCAACAGGGACAGGGTATGCCAGTTCCTATCATTTTGAATTTATATCTTGTATAAGTAGATCTTCAATCCTGGAAACTTCTTCTGGTTTATCAGTAACTTTAAATTTTATCCTTACCTCAGCGAAACCAGCTGCATCTTCTTTTGTTTTTCTCATATCAACCTGAATATCATTAGTATTAAAAGGGTTGTATGGATTCTTTTTTATTTGCTCAACTAGCCCGTACTTTTCACTAGTTTCTTTATTTTCTTGAGAGTCAAATATTTTAGCCTTAAACGACATTTCCATCTCGTCTAAGGCTAGTGTTTGATGATTTAATAAAGTATATAGCGGTACACTAACATCTTTATTATTAATCTTTAGAGTCTTACAAACAGGGGTACCGTCTTCGTTAAAATACTCTGATAATTTTTGTATATGACTCTTTTCGAGTATATCAGTCGATTTAACTATCGATAGCTTAATTGACCTTATCAGATTTTCTAACGAGACGGACTTCATAACATAATAATATATTACTTACTTGGATTAGCAACTACAGGCTCAATCATTGTGATGAGACTATCACTTAATTTTTTCATGCCTTCAGTTTCAGGTAATTGCTCTGCATGTACTTTAACATCATACTTTGCGGTGTTGTCTGTCTTTCTCGTATTTTCCGAGTGAGTAGCTACTTTACCATGTAGTTTAGATTCCACACTTAATCCCCACCAAGACTTATACTTAACGTCTACATCAACAGTAGTTTCAGTATCTTTGCTATCAGTATGAGAATCATGTTGCTGTACCTCCATGGTGAATTCAATATCTGCAGATGTAACAGCAAGAGAAGGAAGCGGGATTAATGGTAACAGTGGTACCTTGCTATGGAGAGTCTGTAATTCAGGTTCAGGGGATCCTTCAACCTTTACATACCTATTAATTTCTACATCAAGAGATCTTGGTTTATATTTTCCGTCTTTTAGATCGAAACCAACTTCTTGAATATACTTCCAAGTTACATCGTTTAGTTTCGCTTGTCCTTTTGCTATACCTACTAAAGGCGAGACGATTAGTTCTTCGATAGGTAGTCCTTTGAATTGATCTGCTATACTTGCCATAATTTAAAACTTTCATAGTTATTTATTAGGCTAGTAAAAAAAACAAATCTTAATAAATATTAATATGGAAGCAGCTGATTATAAAGCACTCAATAATTTATATAATAAAGAATTCTTGTTAGAAGGTAAACAAGAAGATATAGAAGACCTTAAAAAACTTCACGATAACCCAGATGAGACATTTGCCAAGAAAAACTACGGGAGTGTAGAGGGGTATAAAAAGATGATCAAACAAAAGATTGATAAATTATTACAATCAGAGTCTGAACAACGGCCGACAGATGAAGAGTCAGCAGAAGAAATTATTGGAGACGGCCCTGACTCAGAAGGTGTAGATGAACCAGTCGACCCTACAGAAGATAAAAGTAAAGATAAAAAGGTACCAAAAAAGGAATCAAAAAACATAAATAATTTAAATAAGGTTAAAGTCATGACTGAAGATAAATCTATTTTTGATAAATTATTCGAACAAGTAATGGGAGAAGCTGAGGATGAAGACATGGAACTCGGCATTGACATCGATGGCGCTGATGACGAAGGTCTCGGCGGAGAAGAAGACGGAGATGTAACCATTACTCTAGACAAGGAACTCGCTACAAAACTTCATGAAATCCTAATGGATGTTCTCGGTGGAGAAGAAGAAGGTGGAGAAGAGGGTGATGAAACAGAAGAAATGGACATGGGATATGAAGAAGATTCCGATCCTTTCGAAGAAGAAAACCAACACACTAAAGATGGTGTAAAGCCTGGTGTTGATCCTTCCGATGGTGGTGGTAAAACATCAGAACCAGCTGGTGATTCATTAGGTGGTAAATCATCCGGTACTGGTGATGCAAGCGTAACTGATGAAGTTGGCTCTAAACACAC